CCAGGTTGGCGGCGATCTTGTCGTTCCCGGCGTCCACGTTGACGGCGTTCACGAAGGCGGCGGAGAACGCGGCCGCGACGGCCACAGCGGCGACAGCGCCCGCGGCGGCCATCCAGCCCGGGAGTTTGCCCCCCACGTCCTTCGCGCCCTTCTCGAACTTCGAGTCATCCAGTTCGAGGAACGCGACGAGCGAGCCAATGTCCATGGCCATGAGGGCGGTGCTCCTATCGTCGGCGGGTGGGTGGCGGCTCCGGGGGCTTGAAGTGCCGATACAGGCGGGAGTCTATCGACAGGAGCGCGAGGATGCGGACCTGGAGCCATCGCCACGTGCGGCCGTGTCGAATGGCCGGGTCCGAGAGGTCGATGCCGAAGTGCTCGTGCAGGTCCGGCTCCACGAGCCGCCAGGCCTCCAGGATGGTGCCCCAGGAGATGCCGGAATCTACCGGGGCTTCTTCGAAGCGGCGGAGGCCGGTCGGGCCGAGCGGGTTGCTGTCGTCGTCCGACGTGCCGCCCTGTTCGTCGGCGGCGTCAGTCCTTTTCCCGAGAACACGCCCGCCTCGAATGCCTTCTTGGCGGCCTCGGGCGAGATGGCGAAGTGGGTGTAGGCGTACTGAGCCGTGCGCGTCACAGCGGGCCAGGGGAGCCCGTCCTCAGCCATCTGATCCACGACCTCCTGGGTGAGGATTTCGATGGCGAACTGGCGCTCCTCGTCGTCGTTCAGCCGCAGAGACTCCATCTCCTCGCGGGTGACCGTCTCGCCGCGGTTCACGCGGATGGCGATGGCGCTGAGGGCGTTGTACCTCAGGCCGCGCTCCACGTCCGGCGCGGGCACCGTGTAGTCGCGGGGGCCGAGCCCGTGGATAACGAGGTCGTTCTCAGTGAGGAACTCGGACAGATCAACGAAGGGCATGGGGGCTCCAATACGAAGAGGGCCGCACCATCAGGTGCGACCCCCTCAGTATAGGTCGTGAACCGGACGCGGCTCAGGCGGCCGCGGGGTGGGCAATCTCGTTGCGCTTGCCCCGGCCGGAGAGGACGAAGGACGCCGTGCTCAGCGCCTCGACGCCACCGCCGTCCTCGGTCCAGGAGACGGCCGCCTTGCCCTGGTAGGCCTCCACGCGGGGGCCACCCGGCTCCATCTCGTACCACCGGCACTGGATGACGTTGCCGGTGCCGGTCTTCGACCCGGCCTCGCGGATGATTTCCTGACCCGGGTCGTAGGTCGTCTCGTCCGAGGCCAGGCTCTTGCGCGAGCACTTGCCCTCGTTCTTCCAGCGGTTGAGGGTGTTGGCCTCCGAGCCCCACCCGTCGCTGTCGAAGTCGGTGTCGTCCTGCATCGAGCCCTCGGTGCCGGGCTTGTACTCGGTGATGCCGAAGACGCCGATCCAGGTGGTGCCGTCATCGACCGAAACGTCGAGGAACCACTTGCGGTTGGTCGTGGGGGCCCCGAGCGGGACCTTCGTGGTAGCGGGCATCCCTATGCTCCTGTTCTGTTCGGGATCGTGCGGTTGATCGTCAGGTAGTAGTTCTCGGTACGCCCCCGGCGACCGTTCGCGTCCTGTCCCAGGAGGCCGCTGGACTGGTGCGCGGCCGACACGAGTCGGACGAGGCCGAGGGTACCACCCCAGCGGCCGTCGAGAGCGTCATTGATGGCCTGGAGGGCCCGCGTGAGTTCGTCGGGATCCGTGCTCACAGCGTGGAACTGGAGCCCGATGATGGCCGCCGGGGTCATCTGCACCGTGTAGGTGTTCATGGCGATGGCGGTGTCAGTGTTGGATGGCACGATGCCGTCGTACAGGGCCACCGTCCCCGGGGGGAAGACGTGCGTCGGATCCGCCGACCAGGCCAGGTACGTCTCAGCCGCGAGCGCCGCGCCGACGCCCGCCTTGAGTTCCTTCTCGTAGTCCGTCAACTGAACGCCTTCCTCAACTGTCCTGCGACCGCCTGGAGCACCGCATCCCGGTTCTCCTGAAGGGCCGTCTCCAGGTACTTCGCCTGCCTGCCCTCGTCGTGCTTCAGGGTCATGTCCTCGTGCTGGTGGACGGCCTGCCCGCGGTACGCCACGTCCCGATAGGAGATGGCCACCTTCGACTCCTCCACGTCGCCCGTGACAGCGCCCGTGCGCTCCAGGTCCCCGTCCTCGTGCGGCACGCGCTCGTTGGACACCTTCAGCACCATCTCGCCGCCCATGAGGAGGCCCACCATCTTCGCCCGATCCTTCGCGGCCATGACCGTCTTCAGGTTGAGGCGCTGCTCGATCTTCACAGGAGGGCCACCCTCACGTGCGCGAGCGGGAGGGACGGCTCATCGACGGCCCGCTGGAAGACGCGCCGCTTCGTGCCGTCCGGCAGGGTGACGGTGGACTCCACCGTGAAGTGCGCGGCGTTCTCCAGCACCGTGACGATGGTGGTGTCAGTGACCCGCTCCTCCCCGTTCGAGCCTCGCACGAGCCGGTTGCCGGTCTTCACCATGCACTTCTCGACGGGTGTGGGGGTGCTCGTGACGGGGCCCTTCGGCCCGGCTCCGAGGTACGTCTCCACGTCCAGGGTGACCACGAGCCAGTCAGCGAACTCCGCCTCGAACTCGGTGGGGCCCGGCTCCGGCTCCGGCTCGGGCTCCGGCACCACGACGGGGGATCCGGTGACGTACCGCACCGCCCAGTCGTAGGGGACCGCGCCCGAGACGTAGATGTAGCCGCCGCCGTCAGTCCGCAACTCCTCCAGGGAGATGGGGTCATCGACTGCCGCCGTGTCCCGCTCCGGCCGCATCTCCACCGGCACCGTGCCTGCGGGGAACGTCACGTACATGCCGCTCGTGACGGTGCCCGCGGTGCGCGCGCCGACGATCCGCATAGTCACGACCTGGGTGGCGTCGTCGCGGGTCCAGGTGATGGTGCCCGTGTGGGTGCGCGCCGTCAGGCCCGAGCCCGCATTGCCGACGTAGGGGTGGACGTGCTCCAGGACCGTCACGCGCCGCCCCCGTAGAACATGGGCGTTCCCGGCCGCAGGAACGGCCTGGGGCGCGTCTGATAGCCCACGACCACCACGGCCAGGAGGCCCTGCACCTGAAGCGGCACGAGGGCATTCGCGGTGAGGGACGTGCCCTCAGCGAGGAGGTTCAGGTACGCCTCCGAGGCGGAGTCCACGGCGTAGGAGACGCTGGAGCCGTTCGAGGACTTCGACGTGGCCACCTTCGGCTTCCCCGCGTAGCCGGTGACGGGATTCACACCTGTGGACAACCATGTGGATACCTGGATGACGACGGCATTCTTGCAGGCCTCCAGGTCGTCCCCGAGCGGCATCCCGGCCTCGTCGGTGTCGAACTGGGCGTCAGCGATGGCCATGGTGACGAGGTTGGACGCGCGGACGATCAGGTCCTCAGCGTTCGGGTCCGTCTGGTGAACCGCCGGAAGGTCGGTGACGGCGGCGTAGATGCGAGTCATGCGGGGCTCCTGTCCCGGTGGGAGATGACAGAGGGGCCGGGCCGCTGGTGCGGTACCGGCCCCTCGTGTGTGGGTGTCAGGCGAACAGGTCGCGGATGGCGTCCCGGCCGAGGTCCTTCAGGTCCTCCTCCGACTTGCCACCCCCTGCGGGATCGAGCGCCCACGTGCGCCACACCTCGGTGGAGGCCCCGGCGTTGGGCTTCTCCGGGCCCCCCTGGCCGGACTCACCGCCCGCCAGGTCCCCCGAGGTCGTGGTGCCGACGCGCTCGCCGGACTCCGCCCCCGCCAGGTAGGCCTCGGCGGCCTCCACGCGGGGCTGAACGGCATCGAGAGCGGCCTGCGCGGCTTCCCGGTCCTCGTCCGTCTCTGCGGCTTCCACGGCCGCGGTGAGGTCCGCCACGATGGCGGCGTGCCGCTCGCGGCGGTGCTTCTGGAACATGCCCAGGCCCATGACGGTCTCCCTCCTGGCGCTTACGCGCCGACGCGGGTCTTGATGACGACCACGCCCTTGTCGTCCAGGCGCTTCACGGCGTAGTGCGCCGTGATGGCCCAGCCGGTGACGCGGGCGTAAATGTCCCGGTCGGACTCGATGAGCGCGCGGCGCTTGTACAGGAGGCCCAGGGCACCCTTGCGGATGACCAGAGCGTTGTACGAGTCGTCGGCGTCCGTCGCGCCCTCGGTCTTCGTCGCCAGGTCCGAGATGATGACCGGGACGCCACCCGCGAGGGTGCCGACCTGGCCGCGCATGATCGTCGCGCCCGCGCCGAACGTGGTGACGCTCTGGAACGCGGGGTCCCGGAGGAGGTTCACGTGCTGGCGCGAGTGGATGACGATGCCCGCCACGTCGGAGGGACGCCACTTGTCACCGAAGGCCGCGATGGCCTCGGTGATGCCGCCGTCCCAGTCCAGGGTGTCGTAGAGCGTCGGGAGGACGATGGGGCTGGAGCCCACCGTGGTCTCGGCGGCCGCGCGAAGGTCCGCGTCGATCTTCTCCGCCAGAGCGTCCGACAGCGCGCCGCGAGCGACGGCCGAGGGGTTGCCCAGGCTGGTGATTTCGGCGGTGTCGGTGACCTCGACGGCCGTACCGACTTCCTTGATGACGGCGGTCGCGTCGTCCGTGGTGAGTTTCTGGGGAACGATCGGCACGCCCTCGCTCAGGTCCGCGGCCTTCGCCAGGCGGTTGAACTTCGGGAAATGGATCGTGTCGCCAGGCTGTCCGACGAGTTCGTCGGAGAACGTTGCGACCTGGGTCATCACGGCGGCCTCGACGGCCTCCTTGACGGCCACATCGCGGTAGACCTCGGGCTGGATGAGGTCGGAGGCCATGGTGGTTGCCATCAGCGGTCCTTTCGCTCGGTGGATGGCTTACGGGTGAGGATCACGCGCCGCTGAGGCGGCGGTACTCCTCGGGGTTCTTGTTGAAGAGTTCGAGGCGCTGGTCGTAGTCCATTGCCTGGAACTGCTCCTGAGTGATGGCCGTGGTCCCGTTGGCTCCACCGAACGAAGAGGGCCCAGATGCCCCGGGTCCGCCTCCTGCGGCTCCCTGGAGCACCGGATCGGTTCCCTTCAGGGTCCCGATCTTCGCGCTCACCGTAGCACGGAAGTCGGCCAGGTTTGACGCTTCGACACTCGTGCCGCCGACCTGCGGATCCGACTGGAGGAGGTAGCCGAGGTAGCCCGCGCGCTCGGGGCTCACACCGGCCTTCCATGCCTCCTCCGCGATGACCTGCTGGCGGAGGGCGTCGGATGCCTGGCCGCGGGCCTGGTCGCGCTCCTGGGAGATGGTGCCCACGGATGCCGTCAGCGACTCCACGGTGGGCTCGTCGCCGGGGACCTCCAGACCGGCGTCCTGGGCGAGCACGCGGAGCGCGTCCACGACGTTCTTCGAGGAGGCGCGCTTGCGACCGGCCTCGTTGCGGACCTTCGCGAGTTCCGCCATCGCGGACTCCAGGGTCCACGGCTGACCGTTCTCGTCCACGCCAGCGGGTGCCTGAGGGGCGGGTGCGGGTGCGGGTGCGGCGGCCGCGGCGGCGGCGTTCGCGGCGGCGTTCGCGGCGTTCGCGGCGGCGGTCTGTCGGGCGGCCTCGTCGGCGGCTCCGGCGTCTCCGGCGGCGGTACCGGCGGGGGCAGATGCGGGGGCTTCGGTCGTCATGGGGCTCCTCCAGAGCGGGTGGTGACGGTTTAGGTGGTGAACATCGTACAGGCTGAGCGCCCGCGTGAGCGGTCAGGATCCCGGGGTGGCCGGGAGTACCTGGGCGGGGTGTGCGGCCGCTGAGGGTGCCGGGGCTGGCCGCTCAACCCCGTTCCCGCCAGATCGACAAACAGAGGACACCTGGACCGGTTATACCCTGTAACCCCTTTGCCCCTCAGGCGGGCGCTGAGGGCCGCTGAGGGGCATGCGCTCCGTCGTAACGGGGTTGCACAGTGTCACCTGATGTGCTAGGCGGCCGTCGCCCTGAGCAACTGCTCCCGAGCGCTCTGACGCTTCAGGAACGGGTGCCGCGACAGGTGCGCGCGCATCTTCGCCTGGCGCTCCTTGACCAGGCGGCGGGCATCCCGCTGAGCCTCCGGCGAGATGGCCACCGCCTCCAGCGCCTTCGCCTCCCGGATGCCCCGCTCCAGCCGACGTTGAGCCTGCTGGGCGTGGTACCCCGTCTCGTCCCACTTCGGCCGGTCCTCCACCGTGCGCCGGAGAGTGAGCCCCGGGATGAAGGCCGCCACCGAGCACCGGCAGTTCGGATGACCCCAGCCCGCCGACCGCGCCTCCGCGAGGGTGCCGTCCACTCGGATCGTCAACGTCTTCGGCCCGGTGGGCCCCTCGTTCGTCACCTGCACCGTGCCGGACGGGCCGGAGATGGCGAGGACCTTCCCCGCCCAGTCGTCGCAGATGTTGCACGCCCGCGGGCCCGGCTGGATGGTGCACAGGTCGAGCCCGAGGGACTGGATGCCCGCCGTGTGCCCCTCCACCATCGCCTGAGCGGTGCCCGTGCGGACGGCCATGCGCGCGTAGTCCGCGAGCCCCATCGTCCCGCGGCCCACCTGCACCCCCTGGAGGCCCGCCCGCGCGAGCCCGTTGAGCGCCTGCTGGAGGGCATCCCGCCTGAGGAGGGATCCGGTCACGGTGCCGCCGAGGACCTTCTGGATGACCTGGCCCGCCACGTCGTCCGCCGCGCGGAGGATCCGGGGCATGCCCTCACCGACCTTCCCCACGGTCGCGGCCGCCAGCGCCTCCACGGCCGCCTGGTGCACGATGGGGACCTCCTGTGAGCCCACGTCGCGGAACGCACCGAGGGTCCCCACGGCATAAGCCTCCTCCAGCGCCGCGAGGATGGCGCGTGCCGCCTCAGGGTTCGCCTGCTGGAGGGTGGCGAGCACCTGGGGTCGAAGAGTCTGGAGACGCTGGAGCACGTCCCGCTCCCACCACGGGTCAGTGATGCCGGACGCCAGCACCGCGGCGATGCGCTCCAGGATCCTGAGTTCCGCGGCCTCGTAGATGCGTGCGACCTCCTCCGCCAGGGAGGAGGCCCACGAGGGGGAGACAGCCATCAGGCCGCCTCCTCCTCCTCAGGCTCCGTGTTCGAGCCGCCCGCGCCGGGGGCCGGGGGAGCGCCGGGAAGCCCGAACGTCTCCAGGTCCACGGCACCCTCGTCCTCGATGCGCTTGAGTTCGGCCTCCACGTCCGCCTCGTCCCAGTCCGGGTGCATCGTCTTCACGCGGGTGTACCGGCTGGAGGCGTCCGAGTCCTTCTGAAGGTGCGCCGTCTCCGCCAGCGACTTCGGGGACTCCTGCACCGCGTCCGGGAAGACGACCTTCACGGGCATGGGCGTGATCTGGGTGCCGAAGACCTCGCGGTCCACGATGAGGAGGCTCGTGAGGAGCGGTTCGAGCGCGGCCCGCCAGTACAGGACCTTCTTGTCCCGGGTGGCGAGGGTGCGCTTGTTGCGGCCCACGAACTCCGTCGCCGTCATCTCCGCGGCCCCCTCCCCGCCCTGCTCGTTGTCCGGGGTGAAGCCCGCCGCCTCGACGGCCTTCGCGGTGAGGTCGTCAATGATGGCCAGGTGCTCCTGGTAGCGAATGTCGAACTGCACCTGATCGATCGGTGCCTCCTGGCCCGTGTCGCCCGGCTGACGCTTCAGTGAGACGAAGAGGCGTTCGGAGCCATCCCACGACGCGCCCTTGCCGAACCCGGCGTTGCGGAGCATGTAGTCGGCCACGAGGAGGCGGCTCTGGCCGTCCTCCACGTCCCGCATGAGGCTGGATGCCGTCTGGTCGATGGCGCTGAAGAGTCCGATGCACGCGGGGGTGAAGTCGGAGCGGCCCGCGTTGTTCTGCCGGTCCATGGGGTCCGGGAGCATGTTGGGCACGTTGACGGCCGTCGTCAGGCCGGGGCGCGCGAAGGTGGCCCCGAACTCGTTCACCCTCAGCGAGGCCGTGGAGGCGTGGTCGGAGAGCGGTGCCAGGCGGCCCAGGCTCACAGGGGTGCCCTTGTAGAGCGCATGGTAAATGAAGCCGCCCTCGTGGAGTTCGAGATGCCGCCAGACCTGGGATGCGTCGGAGTACACCACGCGCCAGAACAGCACGCCGGTGAGGAACCCCCAGTCGTAGAACGGGAAGTACGCATCAGCGTCCGCCCGGGTGATCGTCGGGAACTGGGCGATGGCCGGGTTCCATGCGAGGCGGAGCCCCACGGATCCGAGGGCGCTCGCCGTCTCCGCCGCCGACAGGAGGGTGGCCAGGAGGCCGATCTGATCCACGAGGGCATCCAGCCGGTCCTGAGTCTTCTGCGTCTCCGGGGCCGGGGTGACCTTCTTCGTCACCGGGTCCTGCACCGTGGGGCCCTCCACCACGAAGCGGGGCGGGTCGCTGAAGAGGGCTTCCGCGCTCATGTGAGCGATCTTCTCCGGCACCGGCAGGTGCACCTTCTCATCGAGCGGGCCCGACTGCGGGGTGCCCCAGAACTTCGAGGATGCGCGCTCCTGGGCGCGTCGAGACTGGCCGGTGCCCAGGTGCAGGCCGGAGCCCGCGCCGGAGAGCCAGGACCGCACGCCACCGCCGGGCTGGGAGCCCTGGTAGAACGCGCGGAGGTCATCGGGGTCACCGGCATACCAGACGGAGCGCTCACCGATGCGGTCGTAGCGGGCGGCGTCCTGGGTGAGGGGCCAGTCGGAGTTTTCGGGCGGGAAGGGCATCTAGCGCTCCTGGGTACTGGGCTGACACCCGGCCAGCCTCCGCGAATGGGGTGTGCCCCGGCCTCCAGCCTGGCGGGCTTCAGGGTATCAGGCGGCTTCCGCCAGATCCGGGATGCTGAGGGGGATCACGTCCGACCACTCCCGGCGGGACGACATGACCGTGTAGCGGAGCGCGTCCACCTCGTCATCGTCTTCCTTCACAGGCTTCGTGTCGCCGCGCTCCGTGGCCTTCTCGTCCCAGAGGTACTGGGGGAGCCGGTCCAGGAGATGCGGGCAATTCTCCTTCACCACGTACAGCCCGCCGGAGGAGAGGAGGGAGGCCACCGTCTGGATGCCGGGGAGCACCGCGTTCGACGCCGCGAGGGTCGTGTAGCCGCGCTCGTTCATCTCCGTGCGGAAGACCTTCGCCGCCGGGTCCACCGCCAGCCACTCGGGGGCCCGCCACTTCGGCATGGGCTGGCCCGCCAGCCACGCGAGGAACTGGTCGGCATGCTTGCCCACGGTGGCCGACTGGGGTGCGAACTCATCCAGGACGATGAGGACGTACCGCTGAGCGAGCCCCGGTCGTGGTGCCTGATCCGTCCAGTCCACCCGGCCCGTCTCGACGGATGCCCACACCTTCGCGAGCCCCAGGAGGTACGCCCTCGTCTGGTGGGTCTGGCCGTAGTCCAGGCCCGCCATGAGCGTCCTCTCGATGGTGACCTGGGGTGGCAGGCCCTCCCGGGGCAGGAGAGCCGCGAGCGGGGCCGTCATCAGCCCCTCGTCCCACTCCTGGTAGACGGCACCATCGGCACCGACCCAGAGCCCCAGGATGAAGCGCTTGTACCACATGCCGGTCATGCCAGCCTTGATGAACTTCAGGTACTCCGGCGACAGGCTGGGGTTGTCGTCCAGGGTGAAGTGATGGCGGATGAGGGACAGGTCCGGCTCGCCCTCGCGGTCCAGGTACTCCGTCTTCAGCCAGTGCCGGTTGCTGTCCGGGTTCGTGGTGCAGAAGAGGCGGGCCCCGGTGATGCTCATGCGGCCGAGGAGTTGCTGGAAGAACTCCTTGCTCACGAGGGTGGCCTCGTCCAGGTACGCCCCGGCGAGGGTGAGGCCTCGGATCTTCCCCTCCGCGGCCGCGTTGTTGGCACCGAAGATGTGCACGAGGCGGCCCATGACGATGGCCGTGGATGCCCCTCGGGTGTGCTGGATGGCGGCCGGGTGCAACTCATCGATCACGTCGAGCACGTTGCGTTCGAGGGTCTGCGTCGTCTTGCCGATCATGGCCAGCGGCCCGGGCGGCCCGTACCGGCAGAAGTCCAGCCAGGCGATGATGCTGGAGAGGGTCTTGCCGGAGCGGATGGCCCCGTCCCACACGTTGATCCGGTGGGTGCCGCGCTTGATGCAGGCCTTCTGCTTCGGAGACAGGCCGAATGCGGCCCCCGTCACCGGAGGTCCGCCCAGCGCTGACGCTCCGCCGGGCCCGCGGGCTCCGCCTCCACGGGCGGCCAGTTGCCGCGGGTGCGCCGGTCGGGCTGAACGTACAGCGGGTGACCGCACTGCTCCCACGGGTGCTCTGGATGGTACGAGTCCGTGCCGTCCCAGTCGAGTTCGCGGCCGCTCATTTGAACGCTCCAGCCTCAGCGAGGGCGTCCACTGCGATGCGGCCGCGCGCCATCCACGTCTCGCGCTCGTCGGAGCGGAGCCCATCCCAGAGGGCGGGCTTGCACAGGGCTCGTGCGACCACGAGAGACAGGGCCTCCAGCGGATCCAGAGCGGGAATGTCTACGCGCTCCAGGCGGGCGTTGCGGACGTAGAAGACCTCGGGGGCATTCTCCACGTCCTCGACGGGCAGGGGCATGCTCCACCCCTGCACCGGGTGGCGGTAGTCCACGAAGCCCTCACGTCCCATGAGGGGGAGTCTACCCGCCAGACCGCCCGTACCGGCTGGCCACGCGGGCCCGCACCGTCTCCGCGGACTTGACGCGGGCGATGTGCCACCGCTTGCAGGGGCACTCGTAATGCTCCATGGCCCAGCCGTAGCCGCGCTCTGCCGCACGTGCCGCGGCGATGGCCTCCGGCTCCCGGCGGTACCGGTCCTTCGTGGGCGTGGGACAGTGCCTCAGCGACCGGCGCTCACCCACGGCGGCCCCCCAGCCTCCGTCGCCTCTGAAGGCGTCTCTCAGCACGTCGGACGTTCGCCAGGGCCAGCGCATACCCCACGGATCCGCTCAGAAGCGTCCAGAGGCCGAAAACGAGGAGCGCCGTGCCCTCATCGACCTCCTGGGCGCTCACGGGCCGACCTCCACCGCCACGGGCGTGCCGTGAGCCATGGCCACGCGGAGGAGATAGATGGCCTCCTCAGGCGTATCCGCCTCGATGGTGGCCTCCAGGCGCTTCACGCCGGGTGCCGCGGACGCCACGGTCACGACGTACAGGCCCTTCACCGGAGCCACCCCCGCACGAGGGAGATGGCGCTCAGCACGAGGACGGCGGTGAAGATCCGGCCCCCGATGCCCCCACATTGAGCACTCTGCTCACCCCGGCGGGTTCCGGCCCGTGAGCCCACGTCACTATCGCTCACCAGAGGCTCCCCTTCTTCAGCATCCTGCCCAGTCAGGAGGTCATCGAAGGTGGGTTCATCCACGAGATACCCGTCCGTCAGGCGCTCGTCCCACCACTCCAGGCGGCTCATCCGCGGTCGCGCTCACGGCGGGCACGGGCGGCCTCCTGCACGTCGGAGAGGTCCGCGGCCGGGCCGTACATGACGGCGCACCGCACCTTCACCGGGGCGGTCAGGTCCAGGTGGGCGACGAGGGCGGCGTGCTCGAAGAGGCCACCGCATGCCGGGCACGCCTCCAGGACGGGCTCCGGCTCCGCCTCCTCCGGCACCTGCACGTCACCCGGCGCGAGGGGGTACTGGGGCGGGACCGCACCGATGGCGGCGTAGGCGTCATGGAGGGTCCTGAAGGTGCCCTCGATCCAGCCGCCGTCGTCCGAGCACCGGTAGCCGGTGCCGTCCCCGAGCGCGTGGATGGTGCCCTCAGGGCCGTCGTAGATAGCGGGGTTCATGGGTGCCTCCTCAGGCTTCGGTTCCATCTTCGAGCATGGCCCTGACCTGGGCTAGAGCCTCCGCGAATGCACGCGGCGACAGTGGCTCGGGCGAGGGTGCGGGGGTGTCACGCATAGGGGTTCTTCGGGCAGGTGCCCTCGTGGGCCTGGAAGAGGGCCAGCCCTTCCCCGGGCTTCGTGGGGGTGCCGAGGGCGGTGTCGCACATCGCACAGTGCACGGGGAGCCCGGAGGCGAGGAATTGAGCCTCCAGCGCGTCGTGCTCCGCCCACGGGTCTGGCTCAGGATCCGGCTCGGGGTCCGGCCGTGTCTTCACCCATGTGGTGCCCGCGTGCACTGGAGCACCACAGGCGCACGCCACCGGGGCCGTCAGCGAGCGAACGGTGTGCTCTGGCCCCTGGGCTACCCCGATGGCCTCCACGGCCGCGAGAGCGCCGCTGAGCGCTTCTGGCGTGATGTGCTTCATGCCGCCTCCTCCGCGTGGGGCTCCATCGACTCCTGGGAGCATCGGCAGAGGTACGTGTCCACGTGCACGAGCACCCGGTCATCCTCGTAGAACGCGCCGTAGGGCCGCACCCACTGGATCGGCCTGGCACAGTGACGGCAGATCATGCGCGGCGTCCCACCACGACGGGGAGCACGTGCAGGACACGAGTCCCATCCGGGCGGTGCTCCACGAGCGGCCTGATGATCGTCAGCGGCTTCGCGTTCATGCCGGAGCCTCCCCCTGCTGAGCCTGCTCCCCCAGCACGAGGGCATCCAGGAGAGAGTGCACCGCGTGGACACCCTCCTGAGCCTGCTCATCCAGGTTCAGGTACCGGGCGCGGCGCTCCATGATGCGGAGCATGCGATCCACGGCGAAGAGGTCACCGCCGACGACGAGACGCATCACCGGCACGAGGGCCGCATCCAGGCGGGCGAGTTCCATGTCCCGGAGGTCGTCCCGCTCCTCCTTCGGCATGGCCCGCACGGCTTCCCGCACCCACAGGGAGACGGTCTGCGGCGAGACGCCGAGGTGCTGGCCGATGGACTCGAATGACTGGCCCTGTCGGCGGAGGGTGAAGGCCTCCAGGCGGCGTGATGCCCGCTCCACGCGCTTCTTCGCGTTCCGGCGGGGGACGGGCCGGGGTTCGTCACCTAGTGCGTACTCGGTGGGGTCAGCGATATGCGCTTCAGACATGGGTGCCCTCCAGGCTTGCGGGCTCCTCCCGCTGAGGGTCATCGTAGACCGGCATTTCGGCCAGGATGCCGCGGAGCGCTTCGTCTACGTCCCCAGGTCCGGCCATGCGGGGCAGGGAGCGCTTCAGGGCCTCCAGGCGGCGGCGGGTGCGGCGGAGGTCACCGAAGCCGTGTGCGGCGAGGGCGTCCAGGATCGTCTCGCATTGCTCCCGGCGCTGGCCTCCCTCGGTGAGGAGGGTGTCCAGGGTGAGCATCATGTCGATGAGCGCTTCACGGTTCATGCGGTGGCCTCCTGCCACGAGTCCGGGATGGGTTGCCCTTCCCACCCGGCGATGACGGTGCGGGCGAGGGCCTGGTCTGCGATGGCGCGGCATGCGGCCGCGTGCGCCTGGGGGATGGTCTGCCCCTCCGCGAGGCGGGTGTCGAACGTGGTGTCGTAGAGGTCCGCGAGCGCACGGTCCTCGGGGGAGATGGGTGAGGTCTTCATTTGCAGTCCGGGCAGTAGTCGCGGGTGATGCGGTCGGTGCAGGGGACGCCGACGCGCCACCCGCGGGTCTTCAGGAGGGATCGGGCGACCCCGGCGGTGTCGGCCACCCCGGCGTCCTCCCACGCTCCGCACTTGTCGCAGAAGATCGTGGTGAGCCTGCTGGCGCTCATCCGAAGTCCAGGTAGTCGGCCAGGGCGCGGTCGGACCATTCCGCGGTGGTCCCCTGGGGGACGAAGACCCGCACGTCGCGCTGAACGCCGGGGAAGCGGATGACCTTCGCCACGTACAGGCCGAGGGGGTAGTCCATCACCGGGGGGAGCGCGTCGGCCATGCTGGGGCTGGCGAGCATGGGCGGCGTCGGGATGGGCAGGACGACCTCGCGCATGCCCTCTGGGACGTTGAGCCGCTGGCCGTGGGCGAAGCCGCCGAGGAAGAGGGGCATCAGTCAGCCGCTCCCGGGCACAGGTGCACGGCGGCCGCGGAGACGGTGGCCTGCACGATGGCCTCAGCCCGCGGGTCCTCCTGGCGCGTCTCCTCCCGGATGGTGGCCATGGGCTTCCCGGCCTGGAGGTCGATGCAGACGGATGCGCCGAGGTCCATGGCGTCACCCTGGAGTGCGTCCGTCCAGACGACGGCCTCGCTTGTCGCGGCATCCCGGACGCTGGCGATGAAGTGCTCCTCGGGCGTCTCCGGCTTCGGGGTGCACCCCAGGAGGAGGAGGAGCACGGTGCCGCAGACGATCACGAAGACGGCGGCGCTCACCCACGGGGCCAGGCGTCGGCCGAAGCGGTACGCCTGCACGTCGGTGCCGCAGAGCCCACAGCGGCCCTCCATGGGCTTCGGGTGCGGCGTGTTGGGGCAGTCTCTCGCGGTGAAGAGGTAGCCCGGGCGGGGCTTCATGCGTCCCCCTCCTCTCGTAGGCGCTGGGCGATGCGGATCAGCACGAGGACGTTGACCAGGGTGACGACGGCGCTCGTGTACGCCACGGCGAGGAGGCTGGCCTCGGGTGAGGGCTTCATCGCTCCTCCGTCCAGGTGGCGCGGATAGCCCCGACTCCGAGGAGCCCGGCGATGATGCCGGTCCCGGCCTCGTACTGGAGGTCCGCGTTGATGGGCACTCGGCTGAGGACGTGGGCGGCATCCGCCGGGCCGGTGAGCGGGACCGTGACGACGCACTCCACCTTGATCGGGTCCACCGGCTCCCGGGCGTCCACGAAGGGCTCAGCGGCCGCGGTGACGGTGGGCTTCTCGATGGAGCGGCGGGCCAGGTCCCGATAGTCCTGCCGGACGGTGGCGAGCGCGCTCTCCCACCGGGGGGCGGCCTCGTCGGCGGCGTGCTCCGCGATGTACAGGTAGCGGGCGGCCTCTTCGAGGGCTTCCTCGATGCGGCGGACGATGGGGTTGTGCACGGCCATCAGACGGTCCTTCCGTTGCGGTGAGCGGCCTGCGGGACGTAGGGCCCCGCCTCGTGCTCCAGGAGGTCGGCCAGAGGCTCCAGGAGGTCGTACTGAGGGTGCTGGTCGAAGTCGGGCAGGACGGCCACGGCCTTCAACGGCTGATACCGGATCGCGTCCCCGCCGCGCGGCCACGTCCACCCGTCGCGGGGCAGGCCCTCGTCGGCGGCGAACCGCTTCGCGGAGTCCAGGGAGCCGCTGAAGATGGCCACCGGCTTCGGGGGCACGTAGCCCTCGGGGTGTCGATGCTTGCCCATGGTCAGGATCCTCTCGGGGGCCAGATGGGCCCGGTCAGGTGAATGCGGGAGTCGGTGGGCGGCATGGTGCGGTCACGCATCTCGTCCGCCATCACGGGACGGATGGGCAGGACCTCCAGCCACCCGGCCCCGTAGACGAAGCGCTCAACGATGGTGGGCTGGATGAGGGCGTCCCAGTTCGGTTCCTGGCCCTCCGGGAGTTCGGTGAAGTCCACCCGGTACCGGACGGCCTCCCGGCTCGCTTTGAGGGCGGCGTCGGCGCGCTTCTTGTCCGCGGAGGAGGGTCCGCCTGGCGTGGTCACAGCCGATCCTCCTCAGCGCGGTCCTGGCGGCCCAGGTGGACCCACTTGACCTCGCGGCGGCTCGTGTCCGTGGGGGTGGTGCATCGAGCGCCGGGCTTCGCCTGGCAGGCCGGGCAGGGCACGTCCAGCGGATCCGCGGGAGCCTGTCGGTTGATGGCCTCCTGCGGGCACTCGTCGCGGCGGTGGCGCTGGGTGGCCCGGTGCTCCCCCCACTCGCGGCAGGGGGCGGCGTCGTACTCTTCGACGGTCATCATCAGATGCCCCACTCGGCGCGCATGCGGTCGGCCTCTTCCTCGGCGCGGTACTGATCCGCTCCCGGCCAGCCACCCTCCAGGTAGCGCATCTGCGCCTTCGACCCGTCCTCGTCGGGGTCCACGTAGTCCTCCGGGTCGGCTTCGACCAGGCCGTACTGGCCGCCGCACGCCAGGATCGTGGTGAGTTCGTCGGCGCTGAAGCCCTCCAGGATCACGTGCTCCTCGTCCGTGATGCCCAGGGCGTCACAGGTGGCGGGGGCGATCCGAACCCAGTGGGCGGCGGCCACGTCGTTCCACGCAAACGCGGGAGCCTCGCGGATGGCCTCCTCCACGATCAGGTGGGCGGTGCGGGGGGAGTGATCCCCGGACTCGATGAGGGCGCGCTCCACGGCGCGGTGGTGCCAGTTGCGCTTGGCGGCGGTGCTGAGTTCCATGTGCTTCGGGTCCTTCCCGGCGGGCCCCCCGGCTGGGGGCCTTACGGGTTCCACTCTAGCACCCCTAGCGGACGGGGTGCAACACCCGGACGTGTGCCCACGGCAGACCGGCGTCGAGCGCCCGCCAGGATCCGCTGAGGGCCTTCACTTCGAGGTCCGCGGTGCAGAGCGGGTGCGTCATCCGTGTGGACGGCATGCGGCCCTCCAGGATGATCTGGGAGACGCCGACGCGGCGGAGTTCGCTGGCGAACGCGGCCAGCCCGTCGAGCCCCAGCGCGTCCGACAGTTCGGGGAAGATGCGGCGGGCCATGACGGTCCCCGGGGCCTGCTCGCGGATCCAGTCCACCGCCTCCCCGACCGTCTTCGGGCCGATGCGGGTCAGCATCGTGGGGATGCCCTCGAAGACCCCGGCGGCGAGCCCCACGCCCATCGCGCGACCGTCCGCATCCATCGCGGAGACGATGCGGCCCCTGTCGGCCATCTGACGCCCCAGGAGCCCCGTGGAGCACCCCAGGTCCAGGACGCGCTCACCGGGCGCTGTGAGCCGCGTCGTGGCGTCCGCCATGGCGTTGTGGATCGCGGGGTACGTGTACCGGTCAGCCATCCACCGGGTGACGTACTCCGGCGCGTCGAAGCGGCTCATGCCGACGCCTCCTCGATGACGACCTCCGGGGCCTTCGCGACCTCCACCGGGTACCAGGCGTTCGAGTAGGCGTGATTCTTCGTGTCCAGCCGGGCGAAGACGCCATCCTGCGCCAGAAGTTCGACCTCCTGCTTCGTCGCGCCGATGCCCTTCATGACCTCCTGGATGCTCACCCCGGCCTCCAGGAGCCCGTGCACGATACGGCTCATCTCGTAGGCCACGTGGGTGCCCTTCGCGCGGTTGATCCGCACGGTGAGCATCATGGCGTCCGTGTCGCTGAGGTTCAGCCGGGCCACCGGCACGAGGCCGCGAGTCATCTCCCGCACCTGCGGGGAGTCCTGGGCGAGACGCCAGCGGTGGAAGCCGTCGATGATGAGCCCCGTGGGGTTCGCGAGGACGGGCTGGATCCAGCCCGTGCTCAGAAGGGAGTGCTCCAGAAGCCGGAGTTCGGCGCGGTGCACCCGGTTCGGGTTCCACGGGTTCGGGTGAAGGTCCTGCGGGTCCGTCCACTCGATGGTGTTGATGGGCTGGTGCTGGTCACTCATTCGCGGGGAGTCCTGTTCTCTGACGGCGGCGGTCGGCCGCTCCGTTGCCCTCGGGGAGGATGGTGCGCTTGTAGGCCCCGTTCGCCACCTGTCGCAGGAGGTACTGGGCGTCGAAGAGGCCCGGCGCGACGGGGCGCATGCCGATGCTCTCGCGGACCTTCGTGCGGGCCTTCGCGCGGCTGGCGCGATCCGTGATCTTCTCGGAGATGTACCGGAAGAGGGATTCGTCGGTGCCGTCGTCATACGGCTCCGTGTCGGAGGCTCCGGCGCGGAACTCAGCGAAGTAGCGCTCCTGCACCGCCATCTCGGGGAAGACGGCCATGAGTTGGTCGTAGTAGACCGGATCGACCTCGCGGTGGACGTGGAAGCGCTTCGCGTTCTCCGAGTGCAGGGGCGTCGAGACGCGGAGTTGCACCCCGGCCCACATCTGCCGGTCATAGTGCTGGCAGTACCGGATGCCGCGGTCGTAGAAGTAGCGGAACACGTCCGCCTGCTCCCAGTCGAAGATGGGCTTCACGAAGGCCGTCTTCGGGGTGGCCCCCTTGTTGATGTAGTTCAGATCGAGTTTGTTCACCGAGGCCCGGAAGCGCATCAGGGACTCGCTGGCGCGGATGCCGTTGAGGATGCCGACGCGACCCTGGAGGGCGTTGCCGGTGATGAGTTCCACCTCGTACTGAGAGATGAGGGTGTCGGCGGGGAGTCCGAGGTCTTCGAGCGTCGTCGCCCATGGCGGCCGCGGGCGGGTGTGCTCCCGCGTCGGGTCCCACTGAATGTACTCACGCACGTCCCCGAGGATGAACTTCTGGGAGAGCATCGGGACGGCCAGCCAGAGCATGTTGACCCACGGCTTCTGGCGGTACTCGTTGACGAAATCGATCACCGTGTCAGGGATCAACTCCTCGTCGTAGAAGGTGACGTTGACCATGCCGCCGGGGATGCCGCGCTCCAGGGCTACCTCGTGCGCGAGTTCCAGCACTACGAGGGAGTCCTTCCCTCCGCTGAAGGACACGCTGATCGAGTCGAACGTGTCGTACACGTAGTGGATCCGCTTCTTCGCCTCATCGAGCACGTTCGTCTCGATGTAGCCCCGCTGGCGGCTCACAGGTCGCGCACCGCCCCGACGATCATCGCGGCCAGGCTCCGGCCGTCCGTGTGCTCGGCGCGGAGGCGGCGCACGAAGGCGTCCCACTCGCCGCGCTGGTCGGCGTCATCGAAGACGATGGTGAAGGACACGACGGGGTTGCCCTTCAGCACGTCGGCGGCGGTGCGGGTGACCTCTCCCGTCTCCTCGTCCACCTGCGGCTGACGGGCCTCGCGCTCCATCTCCGCCTCCAGCATGAGGGCCAGGTCATCGACCTCCTCCATGCTGAAGCCGGTGCCCTCCAGGTCGTCCGGCTCCTCAGCGCCCAGGACCTCCGACAGGATCTCGTCCAGAAGCCGCTCGTCGTATGTCGAGTCGTCGCTGGTCTTGTTGTCGGCCAGGACGATGCGAGCGGCGGCGGCCTCGTCCACGTCGATGACGTTCGCGTGCAGGTGCTCCCATTCGAGTTCCTTCGCGGCCTTCAGCACGTGGTTCCCGGCCAGGACCTCCATCGGGCGGCCGGTGTGGGTGCCGGTGTTGACGACGATGGGCTTGAACTGGCCATTGCGCTGGAGGCTGGCGCGCACTCGCGCGACGTTCCCCCGGCGGGCGTTCTTGTAGTACGGGTTCAGGTCTTCGACCTTGACGCGGGACACCTTCATGAGGGGCAGTCTATCGCGTGAACTGACCCCGCCCCCTCAGGGCCGAAGGGCCAGCCGAGGGGGCGGGATGCGAGGGGAATGCACTCTGGGGAAGTGCGGTGCGAGTCTACGCTCGGGCCGCCACGAATGCTAGGTGCTCAGCGACCTCCGTGCGGGTCGCAGGACGGCGGCCGCCCTCGTCGTCCGCGAGCCACCATTGAGCGGTCGGCCAGTGCCAGTACGGGATGGTCGTCAGGTCCCGCCGGTCCCACTTCGAGACCTTCCAGCCCATGCGGGTCGCGGTGGCACCCTCCTCGGCGTCCTGCTCGATCCAGACGTTGTACCGCACGTCCAGGATCAGGCCGTTGCTCAGGCGCTCCAGACGCTTCGAGCCGCCCATGCCCTTGTTCACCCGGTGCTGGACGCTCAACTCGTCCTCAGCGCCGCAGTGAGCGCACGCCAGGCCGTCCCGTGGGGCGACCCGGGCCACGCTGAGTTTCATCGAACGAGGAGGTTCGGCTGGAGGAGGCCCACGAAGCGGGTGCCGATGACCACCTTCATGGGGCCGAGGACCCCCTTCCTCTGGGCGGCTCCGGCGATGACCTCGATGGGCTCGTGGCGTCCGGCGAACTTCGTGATCTTGTCCAGGTTGAAGGGCATCAGGCCGAAGCGCGCGGTGCCATCGGTGGAGGGCGTCCACTCCTCGATGAGGCGGGCCACCGGGGGGAACCGGATCCCGACGTGCCGGTGGTAGGCCTGCTCGTAGACGCGGGTGCCGTCGTCCTCCAGGGCCACCCACACGATGGGGAACTTCTCGTTGCTCAGGTCCTCGCGGATGACGACCCGGCAGTGGTGCTGAAGAGTCCTCGGCAGGAGCGTCTGGCCGGGGCCGATGGAGGCCAGCCGGATGAGGGCGGCTCGGGGGATCGCGAAGTCCTCATCCCAGCCGTCACCCGACCGGCGGACCTCACCGGAGCGCTCCCAGTCCTCGTGTTCGCGGCTGTCCGGCGCGGGCTCCTCCTCGGAGGCGATGGAGTAGCGGCCCACCGAGTACCGGTCGGTGCCCACGAGGGAGTCGCCGGTGATGCAGGCGTGGGTGAGCACCGGGGTCACGTCGTCATCGGAGACATGCGGCAGGACGGCCTGAGCGGCGGTCCTCGCCATGTGCAGGGGCAGGGAGATGGTGCGGGTCATGCGGTCCTCCTCAGGACTGGATGGCGGTCGTTACGTAGTCGATGAAGGCGGCGCGCTGGCCGACGCCGCCGAAGCCGTGCGGGAGAGTGCGGTAGGCGGCGCGGATGGCCTCCAGGTGCTCGCGGAGCGGATCCCGGAGCCCGTCCTTCACGCGCTTGTCTTCGAGGACCTTGCCGTGCAGGGTGACGGCCACGGCCTCGCGGGCGGCCCACTTCATGCAGTCCGACTCGGGGGCCTGGCCGACCACCCGCGGGGCGTCAGGGCCCCCGGTGACGATGCTCTTGCCCTCGTTGGACGTGTGGACCTCCAGGATGGCCCCGACGCGCAGGCCGGGGGCCAGAGGCTTCACCATCCCGTACTCGCTCCCGTCCTCGCCGCGGTAGAACGGCTTCAGGGTGTTGGAGTTCGTGATGCGGCGGCCGATGTAGGTCACCTGCTCCGTGTGCTTCTCTTCGAGTTCCATGGTCCTCAGTCCTTCTTGAAGTAGTCGTTCGGTGCGAGGGGGCTGTGGTTGTGCAGGCGGACGGTGCCGTCGCGGAGGACGTTCCAGCGGTCGGGGGCCTCGCGCCACTGGTCCAGGCGGCGGTACCGGCGCACCGCGACCTCGCCGTTACCGGTGGGCGTCAGGTCCCACTTGCCCGCCCCGGCGTCGTCCTTCTCCAGGGTGGCCCGGACGGCGCTGAGGGCGTCCCGCTTCAGGTCCATCCACCGGCTGATGACGCGGTGCTGGAGGGTGCAGTCATCGAGCACCACGACCTGTCGAATGTCGGGGCCGCGGTAGTACGTGGGGTGGGCTCCCTCGTAGAGGCTGGTCAGGCCCAGCGTGGGGGTGTCGTAGCCGTTCCGGGTGGTGCTGACGCCGTGCAGGCGGCCGGTGTGTCCGAAGCCGTCCTGAATCTCCAGCATCACCAGGTGCTCGGTGCCGATGACCTCGAAGATGACTTCCAGGTGCGGGCGCTCCAGACCGTGGGACTTCGCCACGTGGGACTCGAAGGCCTGGCGGCGGATCACGCTGACGCTACCGGCCACGTCTACGGTGTGCATGTTGCTCATGGTGGGGTCCTTCCCCTCGCGGCCCCCCGTTGGGGCCGGTTCAAAGAATGTAGCACGCCGGGGTTACAGTGTGCAACCCCGGCGTGCGGTCAGGCGGCGGAGAGTTCCCGAGCCTGCTCGACGGCCTTGAAGTCCGACTTCCGGCCGATGCCCCAGGCGATGCGATCCGCCGGGGTCATCGAGTCCTGGCAGTCTCGGCACGTCTTCGAGCGGGTGCTGTCGCTGTGAGCCTGTCGGGTGCGGCCGCACCGGTCGCAGGCCCCCATCCCCTTCGAGATGCCGTGCAGGCCCTTCGTGTGCTTCCCGACGTGCGTGGCTCGCACGGTGCTGTACGCCATGTCAGCCCTCCCCGTGGCGCATGTGGATCAGGTCCGTCTCGCGTTCCTTGACGAGCATGCTCTGGACGGCCTGAATCTCCGACTGGAGATTGTCGATGCGGAGGAGGGTGGCCTTCACGAGGCCGGTTCCGACCTTCCGCTCCTCGTTGAGGGCCACGACCTCCGGGTCCACGTCAGCCCACGTCTCCGCCTCGGCGTTCGTCTTCACGCCGTCCATGAGCCGGACCTTCATCTTGATGGTTTCGCGGGCCGCATCGTAGCGGGCCTCGGCGCGTCCCAGTGCGGCGGCCTGCTCCTCGTAATGGTCGATGGCCTCCGACCGCTGGCGGATCAGGTTCATGAGCCGCGGGTACACGTCGGAGGGAGGCGCGCCGCGCACGCGCCCCCCGCCGTTCACGTGCGGTCCTCCTGCCAGTCCTTCGCGGGCTCCACGCCGTCTGGGCCGGGCACGCCGTCCACGCCGGGCTCGCCGGGCAGACCGGGCTCCCCGGTGGGCACCGGGGCGGGCAGGTTCTCGCAGTCCTCCTGAGCGGCCTCCTGAGCGCCCTCGTACAGGGCGTCCATGAGGCGCTTCGTGGCCTCCCGGACCTTCCCGGCCTCGGCGTCCGCCCGGTCGATGAGGAGGATCCCCGCGACCTTCGCCAGCGTCTCGGCGTCGAGTTGGGTGAGGTCCTTCGCCATGTGCGCGGCGGCCTCCTCCGCCGACTCCTCGGTGCCCTCGATGGCGGCCTGGATGCCCACGGTCAGAAGGTGCCCGATGACCTTCTGCGGGTGGGCGCTCTTGCGCTTGCGGCGGCTGAACAGGCTCACGCTTCCGTCTCCTTCTTCGCACGCGAGGCGCGCGGCTTCGGGGCGGGCTTCTCGTCCGCCGGGGCGGGCTCCGCGGGTGCGGGCTCCGTCGTCTCCACGGGGGCCTCAGCGGGCGGCTGAGGGGCCGGGGGAGCCTGGTCCAGCGCCGCCTTCGCCTTCAGGATCCCGGCCTTCACGGCCTGGGTGAGCACGCCATCCTGAAGCGCTCCCTCCCAGAGGCCGCGGAGCCCTTCGATGCTGGCGTTCACCGGGTCCTGGATCCGCTGGAGGTAGTGGGCCTCGTCGCGGACCTCGCCCGTGTCGGCGTCCACCGCGGCCTCGGGGGCGTCCCGGTACTCCGCCGCCGGGTCGGTGCCGTCCAGCGGCACGTCGGCCTCGTCATTGCCGAGGGCCACCTGCTGAGGGACGTTCGCCTGCACGTCCTCCGGGCGCTCCTCGCGGGGGACGCCGACCATGGTGCCCATCACCAGAGCCTCCTCCTGGCCCTTGTTGTAGAGGCTCAGGCCGAACTGGTCACCGAGGGCGATGGCCGCGCGCTTCACCGACAGGGAGATGGCCGACTTGTACGCCAGGTCGTGGGCGTCCCCGCGGCTGGGCTGATTCTTCGCCTCCGCCGCGGATCCGTCCTCGTACATGGCCACGAGTTCGCCGTGCTCGTTGCGGAGCGTCAGCCGGACGAGAGCCCGGTAGGCCACCGTCCAGATCGTCTTCCGGTCGCCGTTCTTCACCGACTCGCCCTTGTCCTCGAAGAGGCATTCGGTTTCGAGCACCTGCATGTCGTAGTTGCCGAAGCCGAAGACTCGGATCAGGTGCGCCCGAATGTCCTGCTGGCTCACGTGGCTGTGGCCGTTCGCCTGGAGCACGCGGGCCGGGTTGATCGGCCGCAGGAGGGCCTTCACCTGCTCGGGGCTGAAGGATCCGCGGGCGGGGACTTCCTGGACGGCGATGCCCATGCGGGCCACCACGCTCTCTGTCTGCTCTGCCATGGTCATGCTCCCTTCACCGGGGTCACGCGGAGGGTGTCCACCGGGGTCTTCGTTTGGATGGTCTTCACGAGGTCCGGGGGGAGGAGGCTCAGGTCGTGTCCCGTCTTCGTGCTACGTGACAGTTTAGCACCTAGCCCAGCCCATTCGGTGGACACTTCGCGGCCCCTGTGCTGGGACAGGAGGACCTTCAGCCGACTCTTCGCGGCCGTCGCGGCATCCACGTGCTCCTGGACCTCTGCGATGGCCGCCTCCGCGTCCCTGATGGTGGTCAGGCATGCCTGGATGCTGGCCTTCAGCGCCGACTCCTCCGGGGAGTCATCGAACGAGTCCTCGGCGTCGATGTGCACCATGGGCGGGGTGAGCGTGCGCTCCATCTCCAGCCAGTCATCGACGGCCTGGATGAGGGCGTCCACGCGGTCCTGATCCCACTCGACCCACGTGTACGTGTGCCCCAGCACGGCGATGACGTTGCCGCTCTTGTCGCGCTTCACGAGGCGCTGGACGGCCAGCACCCGGCGGGCCCCGGTGACGAGCATCTGCCAGAGCATCTGATCGACGTAGTTCTGCGGGACCTTCACGTTGCCGTTGCGGTCCTGCCAGGACTTCGAGCCCGTCTTGAACTCCACGAGTTCCAGCGTCAGGTGACCCCACGGGGAAGCCTCGGAGCCGAGGAGGTCGGCGTGGACGTGGCTGATCGTCACGAGACGCCAGCCGTCAGGGGTGGCACCGCGCTTCGGGTTGTCGGCGTCGTCCACGACGTAGCCGTGCGTCAGCACGAAGGGCGTGGGGTCTTCGAGGAACTGGTCGAGAAGCCACTCGTTCGCCCCTGCGAGGAGTTCCGGCTCGGCATCCGTGCCGTAGGCCATGATCCGCTGGGCGAAGGCGGAGAACGGCTTGCGCCAGCCCTCCATGCGGGACTTCCAGAGTTCCACCTGCGACTCGAACGGGTTGCTCCCGATCATCGACGTGGCGGCCGTCGCGGAGACGGTGCGGCCGCGGATCGCCCGCCAGCCCTCTTTGTCGCCCGAGTGGGCGGCGGTGTGGACGCCGGGAATGTCCTGCACCACGAGGCCGGTCGGCTCCGGGGTGGCGAGCGCGTCAATGTCGTCCTGGGTCAGTGTGGCGGCGTGGAGCCCGAGGTCATGTGCTTCCTCGTGCTCCGCTCCGTAGAACTCAGCCATGGTCATGGGTGGGGCCCTTTCGGGGTAGGGGCGCGGCCAGGATGGCCAGGCCGATGGTGGCACCGAAGATCACCGCTCCGGTGACTTCGGGGTCGTGCAGGTGGGTCGCGTTGAGGATGCCAGCGGCTCCCGACATTGCCAGGAGGATCCAGGCCCAGCGCTTCACAGTTCGATGCCCAGGGCCATCGCCGTCTCCAGCGTCAGGTGGGCGGCCGTCCAGCGCTCGGCGTCGGTGGCCTCCGTGCTCCAGAGGCTGTACGCGCGGTCACCGCAGAGGGGGCACTTGTCCTCGGTGACGTGGAGGTCGTGGCGGAGGTCGTACTGGATGCGGGCCTCGCGGCGGGCGTCCTCCTCGCGCTCCCGGGCCTGGCGAAGGCGCTCGGTGGCCTCGCGGGCCGCCCGCACGTCGCGGTACAGGTTGGCGCTCATCTGGCGCTCCTGCCAGTAGTCGGAGTTGATGGAGGCGTTCGCCAGCCGGTTCACGGCCTCCGTCAGCGGGCTCATGTACATGGGTTCGGGTCCTTCCCGTTATGGCCCCAGCGGGGCCGTGTAGGTCCAGCATAGGTGCTACTCTGGCACCACGCAACTCCACTTTTCGAGAGGACCACCGACATGACACCCGCCACCTTCAAGAGCCTCCGCGAGGCCATGGGGCTCGCCGCGGAGGACGTGGCCGACCTGATGGGCGTGACCCGGAAGACGGTCTACGGCTTCGAGTCCCCGACGCGCTTCATCGACGTGCCCGAGGAGCGCGCGGCTCAGTTGACCGACCTGTACGTGGCGTTCACGCGCGCCGTCTCCCGAGCCTCCCGCCGGAAGGCCCTGCCCCGCTTCACGGACGAGGCCCGCTTCCAGGCGGCCTACGGCGAGGGCCTGCCGCTGAGCGTTCAGGGCCCCCTCCTCGTGGCGGCCTCCGCGAAGTCCGGCGCGTCCATCGACTACGAGCGGTGAGCACAGGAAAGGGCCCCGGCGGTTCCACGCGCCGAGGCCCTGTTACGCTCCTGGAATCCCCACCCCTTGAAGCGATGCCACCCCGTTTCAGATCAACGAAAGTAGCGACGTGACAGACGATAGCACCCCGGCAGGACACGGCTTCAGCATCCTCCCGAACTGGATGATCCAGGACCTTCGGATCGACGGCCAGATGATCGCGACGTACCTGGCCCTGTCCTCCTACGCGGATCGTGAGGGCCTGGCGTACCCCGGGCTCCCGGCCATCGCGAAGAGGGCCAGGCTGGGCACCACGGCCGCCCGTGAGGCCATCCGGCGGCTGGAGGCCCTGGGCGTCGTCGGGGTGACGCCGCGCCGGGCTGAGGACGGATCCCAGTCCTCGAACCTGTACCGGATCAGCGTCCACACCCCCCCTCCGCCAGGCGTGGGGACCCCCCTCCGCCAGGCGTGGGGGGCCCCTCCGTCAGGCGTTGACGAACAAGACCCACTTAACAACAACCACTCAACCCCCCTTCAGGCCCCCCAGGGGGCCGAGCCCATCGACGGGCTGGAGGCTCCACCGGTCGCGGAGCCGAACCTGTTCGACACGTTCTGGGCCCAGTACCCCCGGAAGGTCGGCAAGCCCCAGGCTCAGCGGGCGTGGCTGAAGGCGCTCAAGTCCGGCGTGGGGCCCCTGCACATCATCGGGGCCGCCATGGCCTACGCGGAAGATCCGAACCGGGAGGCGGCATTCACGGCGCACCCGTCCACGTGGCTCAACCGTGAGGGCTGGAACGATGGCCCGCTCCCCGAGCGCGCGCCAGGCTTCGCGGAGGTCAAGGCCATGGTGCCCGCGGTGCCCCCGGCACCCGAACGCACCATGAGCGAACGAGTCATCGACTGTGCCCAGGTCGGGCGAGCCCACCGGCCCCTCGCAGACGGCACCTGCATGCTATGTGAGACGCGGATCACGGGCTAGACTGTAACCACTAACGGAAGGGAGCCCCCTATGGGCGTTCTGCACTCTGCGAGCATCCGTGCCCGCATCAACCCGCGGCACCGTCGCCGCTCCGACCACACCACCATCGAGCAGAGGTACCGGCCTGGAGCCCGGGAACTCTTCGAGGGCCGGGAAGCGCTCCTGAAGGACCGGGACGCGCTCCGCGCCGAGGCCCGCGGTGCCGTCGTCCTGTCGGCCGAAGGGATGGGCGTCTGATGGCTGGCGAAACCGTCATCACGGTCATCGGGAACCTCACCGCCGACCCCGAACTCCGGTACACCCAGAACGGCCTGCCGGTGGCCAACTTCACCGTGGCATCCACGCCGCGCTCGTTCGACCGCCAGGCCAACGAGTGGAAGGACGACGAAGCCCTCTTCCTGCGGTGCTCCGTCTGGCGCGAGGTCGCGGAGCACGTGGCCGGATCCCTCACGAAGGGCACCCGTGTCATCGTCCAGGGTCGGCTGAAGCAGAGGTCCTACCAGGACCGCGAGGGCAACAACCGGACGGCACTCGAACTGGAGGTCGATGAAATCGGCCCGTCGCTCCGCTACGCCACCGCCCAGGTGACGCGCACGGCCGGGAGTGGGGCCGGAGGAGCCGCACGCCGCCCGTCAGCGCCTCAGCAGGTGCAGGATGAGCCGTGGGCTACCCCCGGCTCTGCCGCGCCGTCTCAGGAGGGCTGGGCGGCTCCGGGAGCCTACGGCGACGACACCCCGTTCTGATCCATCCTGGAGGGGCCTGGCCACGAGCCGGGCCCCTCTCCGTTCACCCAGGAGCCCGCATGCCCCTCGCCCTCTTCATCCCCGGCCGCCCGATCCAGCAGGGCTCGATGATCGCCCGCATCGTGAAGGGCCGCGCCGTCGTGCACTCGCACGCCTCCGCCGAACTGAAGGCCTGGCGGAAGACCATCGCCACCGCGATCCAGGCCCACGGGCACCCGCAGATCGGCCCCTACGTGGAGGTCCGCGGGACCTACTACATGCCGAAGCCCGCGAGCACGAAGTTCCCCGAGTACCCCGCGGGCCCGCCGGACCTGGACAAACTCACCCGAGCCACGTTCGACGCCATCACCCAGTCCGGCCTCATCGAGGATGACGCGCGCATCGTCCGCATGGTCATCGAGGAGGAGTGGGCGGCCGCGAGCGGTGAGCCCGGCCTCGCGCTCTGGATCGGGCACCGATGATCCTCATGACGCCTGAGCAGGTCGCTGAGGAGTTCGGCGTCTGCGATGACACGGTGCGCCTCTGGGTCCGCATGGGGCAGGTGACGAAGCACCCGCGGCCGCCGAGGGAGGCCCGCCATGGTGGGCACCCTGGGTTCTGGGTGGCCCGGCATGAGGTCGTCAAGCGGATGGAGAAGGTCCGGCCGCGGGATAAGCGCGGCGGGCGGCGGCCACAGTCGCCCGCGACACCCGAGCCTCCGACTCCACCTGATCCCAGGTAGCACCCTCGTCCAGGCGTCGGCCGATGGCCGCGTTCCGAAGATCCCGCCAGTAGGCCAGCGCCTCTTCCGCGCGCTCCACTTCGTCCGCGAGGTCGCGGAGGGACTTCGCCCGGTCATCGAAGGGGTGCACATCGGCCATGCGTGCCAGTTTACCCCACATACCGCCAGCGGCCTCAGGAGCCCCGTCAGCGAGTCGGACCCCCTCCAGGCCACTGCCACCCCTCCCCTCCTCGTTTGAAGGAGTAGCAGATCAGGGGCACTTTTTCCGTCCGGGCTGAAGTGGTCGAAATTGGGGGTTGCGCTCTGTCCGGGCCAGTGTGCTACTGTGTAACCACTGGCCCCACCGGGGGGCCACCACGGGAAGGACCCGCACCATGAGCACGACCCTTACTCCGCTGGACGAAGCGAGCCGCCTGGTCGGTGAGCGCTCCGCCGCGATGGACGAGGCATTCGACGCCTACAACCGGGCCCAGACCTACCGCGCTCAGCGCATCCCGGGCTGGACTCACCGCACCGTGGCGGCCGCCGAGACGCGCTACCTGATTGCGGTGGCCCGCTACGACGCCGCGCGGAAGGCCCAGGACGAGGAGGCCGCGAAGCGCCCCGACCTCCACCGTTGCACCTGCGGCGACACCCACTGACCCCGAAAGGACCGACCACCATGGACGCACAGATCCGCGGCACCCTCGAAGCCCTGGCCCTCACCGACGCCGAGCGCGCGGTGGCCGCCGACCTCCTCCAGGCCATCGCCGCCAGCATCGAGCGGCACCTGACCCCGACCGCCCTCGCGGCGCTGGCATCCCGCGGCGTGACGGCCGACCAGGCCATCGAGTTCCTGGCCCGCCGGGCCCTGGAGGCGGTGATCGAAGATGGCAAGCGCCGCGCCGTCTGAGATGGCGGCCGCCATGGCCGAGGCCCCCATCTTCGAGGCGCTGGCCGCCGAGGTCCAGGGGACCACAATGGGCCTCCCCGTCTACCGGTACCCGAACGTCCGGTACCTGCGATCCCGTCTCCGCTTCCAGGAGCGCCAGACGAGCGGGCTGGTCAGCCAGCCCCGCCCCCGACTCTCCGACGCCCTCTCCGTCCAGGGGCACCTCGGAGCGATGTACGACATGGACGAACACCACCCCGATCTGTGAGGAGCAGAGCAATGAGCACGAGCACCATCAAGTCCATCCGCGCGGAGGTCAAGCGCGCGAAGGGCGTCGAGTCCGGCACCATCATCGCGTTCGACCGCGAGAAGGGCCTCACCGACCTCCGCACCCTGGAGGCGACCGGCGAGACGGTCACCCTGTCCTACGCCGCGATCTACGTCAACGGCCGGTGGTTCCTGACCGGCACGTCCGGCGTCGGCGCGAAGTCCTACAGCAACCGCGAGTTCTTCGACCTCATCGCCGGAGAAACCATCAGCAACGTGCGTGTCGCCACCGCGTTCGAGGAGGTCTGAGCCATGGCCCGCGTGACCCGCGTCAACAAGTCCAACATCGAGCACGTCTGCGAGGTCGGCAGGCACACCATCCCGAAGGGTGACGCCTACCTCTGGGCGAAGCCCGGGTTCCGCGGCCGCAAGCGGTTCCGGTGCCCCGAGCACCCCTTCAAGGAGTCCGACCTGGCCACCGGCATGAACGCGGAGCCTCTGGCCGCCCGCGAGGAGTTCATCTCGACGGCGGAGGGCCTGGAGCCCTTCGACTACGACGGCCTCCGTGAGGCCGTGGAGACGTTCCAGGGCGCGCTCGATGACTACGTGTCGGTCCGCGAGGAGGCGCTGGATGCCTGGGAGAACGGGAACAGCACCCTCGAAGAGTTGCGGGATGCCGCCCAGGAGGCCCGGGACTCGTTCGAGCCCGACGTGGACGAGTTCACCGACGACGAGCCGGAGGATGTCGATGAGCCCGACGACGAGCCCGACGAGGACGAGGACCCGGAGGCTCACGAGGAGTGGACCCGGCTCAACGACGCCTACCAGGAGTACGTCACCGAGCGCGACGCCTGGGAGGACGAGCGCGACGAGCACTGGGAGAACGCCGTCAGCGAGGCCATCGACGCCGCACAGAGCGTAGAACTCTGATGGCCAGGCTGGCGACGGCCTGGGGCCAGACGAGCCTCATCCCCCAGGGTCAGAAGGGGTACCGCATGTGGCGCTCCGGCGAGGCGTCGGGGGTGAGGGTGCTGGCGACTCAGCGCTCCCACTCCCCCGAAGTCCAGGCCGTCGCCAGCCGCATCTTCGGTGAGCCCGCGTTCCCCTCGCACGTGGACTCGCAGGGCACCATCTACGGCCGGGTGAGGACCCTGGAGGAGGACACCCAGGGCTGGCGCGTCTGGGCGGCGGAGCACGACACCGACTGCCTGGCCTGCATGCGCTTCATCGTCCCCGCCATCTCCCACGCCGCGGTCACCGGATCCATCGGGGCCACCTACGGCGAGGACGGATCCCGGGTCGGCCGAGGCATCCACAACGTCACAGTCAGGAGAGTTCGATGAGTCTGGAGTACGCGGGCACCGAGGGGTCGGCGGGGTCGGACGCCTCGCACGAGCGCGCCGAGCGGGAGGCCTCGGACGGCACCGCGAGCGCCCGTCAGAGGCTCATCCTGGAGGCCCTGGACTGGGCCGACGTGGACGGCATGACGTGGCAGGAGATGGCTCAGAAGTTGGGCCTGCACCACGGCCAGGCCACCGGCTCGCTGAGCAACCTGCACAAGGCCGGGAAGATCGCCCGGCTCACCGAGAAGCGCGGCCGCTCATCGATCTACGTCCTCCCCGAGTACATCGGGGATCGTGCGACGGTGCCGCAGGGTCGCGTGAGCCGGGCGCTCGCCGCGGTCGGCTACCCGTACCGGCAGGGCACCGACCTGATCCTCGGGCCGGAGGTCATGGCCACCCTGGACGGCGAGTACATCACCTGGAAGGGCCGCCGATACCACCCGCTGGACTCACACGCGGCCGCAGGCAAGCCGGAGCCGGAGGACCACGGCAGACGGCCTCTGTTCGACGTATGAGCCCGGATGACTTCCTCGTGGAGCCCACCGACGACGGCTGGACGGTGAGCGACTTCAGGACCGGGGAGATGACCGAGTGCGCCACGTTCGATGAGGCCTGGCGGGAACTGCGTCGGATGATGGGCTGAAAAAAGTTCCGCCCGGGGGTTGCAATGTGTAACCCCCGGGTGTTACTGTCTATCCACGGCCGCCACCGAGGGGGCCACAACCGGGAAGGACCCGAACCATGAACAGCACCGAGCGCGAAGCCTGGATTGCCGCCGACACCGCCGCCCGCGAGGCCGTCCTCGCTGAGGCCGCCGCGGAGGGCTTCGACCCCCAGCGCCTCCTGAACCTGGGCTACCGCGACCCGAAGCGTCTCCAGGCCCACCTGGACCTGATGCGCGAGTCCCGCGACTACGCCCCCCAGGTCGGAGACGGCATGACGATGGCGTACCCCCAGGACTACTACCCCTACGTGATTGTCCGGGTCAGCCCGTCCGGCAAGACCGTGTGGGTGAAGCCGCTGGAAGAGGTCAGCACGAAGACCGGCCACAGCCCCGCCCGCTACGACGGCCCGTTCCCCGTCTGGGAGCACACCTACACCGACGAGGAGCGCAAGTCGATGATCCGCAACGACGCCCCCGAGCAGAAGGTGACCCGCTCCCGCGACGGCCTCTCCTGGAGCCTCCACGGGACCCCGATGCTCCGCGGCGGCGCTGGCTACCGCCGGAACTACTCCTACTGACCCCCACCCCGGCCGGGGCGCGAGCCCCGGCCCTCAGCCCCGAGGAGGGCCCCATGCGTAAGACCCTGGTAGTGACCATCGACCTGGAGGGTGCGGCTCTGGCCGAGGACTTCGGAGACTACGAAGCCGAGCGGATCCTGGAGGAGGCGAAGCGCGCGACCCGCACCCTGTTCACGCTGGCGGAGGAGGGCGGCGACCACTGGGAGGTCGGCACGACCCGGCCGCTCCTGGACGTGAACGGCAACACGGTCGGCCGAGTGGGCGTGGTCGAGAGCGAGGAGCGGCTGTGAGCCCTGAGGCGTGGCCCGGCATCATCGCCTGGGCGTTGACCGGCCTCTCCGGGCTCCTGGCCCTGACGGGCATCTCGATGGCCGCCGTGCTCAACACGAAGCGCGGCCCGCGGCGGAAGGCGAACCCGTGAACCCCTGCACCTGCCCTGACCCCACGACGGTCGGCCTGGGCGACTACATCGCGGCGGCCGCACGGTGCCCGCACCACGGCCCCCGATTCGCCAGCGGCCCCCGCTTCAAGGCGGACGGCCACGGCACCCGCGTCCGATGCCCGCTCTGCCACGCCCCACAGGGCACCCCGCACGCGACGTTCTGCAAGTCCCGCTTCACCGAGCCCGAGCCGGAGCGCTCACCCGAGGGTGTCTTCGAGGGTATGAGCCGTGCCGGGCTCTCCCAACTGGCAGACGAGCCGGTCGGCACCATCCGCCGGATCAACGGTCACGACGTGTGGCGGTGGGAAGAGTCCAGCCCCATCACGCGGATCCTCAGCGACGGCCGCCCCGAGGGAACCGTGGACCTCCACGAGGCCTGGCTCATCGCGCACAACGGGAATCTGAACAGTGAGCACAGCCCCCTCAGGCGGGCGGTGATGCGCTGGGCGGGCTCCGGCCGGACGTGGTGGCGCGACGAGGCCCCGGGCCTGTTCGGGATCCGCCTGACGTGGCGCACGGAGCGTGAGGAGGTTCTGGTGCAGGTGCCGGACACGAGCACGGAACTCACGACGTACATGGGGGCCCCGCTGTGAGCACCTACGTGATCGCGAGGACGGGGAAGGGTCGGCCGACGCTCCAGCATCGGCTGGCCCTAGGTGAGGACGGGGCTCACGTGACGGCGTGCGGGGTCGTGGTGGACGGGTGGAGCCGGGCCTACCAGAACCGGCCCATCCCGCAGGTGTTCTGTAAGCGGTGCGAGAAGTCCCCGAGGTAGGGGTTGCACACTGTAACCCCCGCGTGTTACGCTCTATCCACGGGCCCCGCACGGGGGCCCCAGACGGGAAGGACCCGACCATGAACACCACCACCGAACTCCGCACCTGGGCTCAGAGCGCGATGACGCACCTGGCATCCACGAACGCCGCGCTCCACTCAGCCACCGAGAACCCCGAGTTCCTGCTGTCCTGGGGCGGCCTGGGCCGCCAGGTGCTGGCACAGGCCGACGCCACGGTGGCCGACCGCCTGACCCGCGTGCTGGACCGCGCTGAGACGGCGGGCCTGGACGAGGAGGCTCAGATGGGCCGCGTGCGCGACTGGGCGCTCCGCGAACTCCGCTGGGTGACCACCCCGGCCAGCACGAATCCCGCGAGCAACCTCCTGGACGCCGCCCTGAACGACGCCCGCGTATCCTTCGCCCGCGACCTGGGCGTGCTCCCGTTCTAACCCCCTCCGGGCCCGGCACCCCAGCCGGGCCCCCTCCCCTGGAAGGACCAGACCATGACCCGCATCTACACCCCCAGCGGCGAGTACCGCGAGGAAGCCATCGAACGACTGGCCAACCTCACGAAGGCCGCCCCGCTCCACGCGACCCGCCTGCGCTCCAGCCGCGACGGATCCGTGACCCACCTGAACGTCCTGGCCATCGGCTACGACATGCGGATCCTGGACGTGACGGCCTCCGTCTGCCAGGCGCTCCAGGCGAAGGGGGTCCGCACGGACCTGCACCCGCTGACCATCTCCGCCTCCTCCGGCGGCACGAGCCCGATCAACGACCTCCAGGAGCGCCTGCGCCGGGTGATCGGTGACTACGTGGAAGTCCGCGAGTCATGAGGGCCTGGCACCGCCCCGGCGTCGATGACTGGACAGGGGCCATCGTGAGGCTCCGCGACGGCCGCCTCTGCCGGGTGGAGGCGGGCCGCCGCCGAGTGCTGGAGGTCCACACCGAGAACGACCAGGCCCTCAACGTTGACCGGGGCATCGTGACGATGATCCGGCCCCCGCTGGGCTACGGGTCGAAGAGGGTCCTGGACCCGCTCCAGGAGACGGCCGCCGAGCGCATCGAGCGCACCGGCCCGTGGTGGGCGGGCCTGGTCGGCCTGGCCGCCCTCCTGGTAGCGTGCGGCCTCATGGTGTACGCGCTGAGCACTGGGGGCCTGTGAGATGTGCGGAGCCCCTGGGTGCATCCTCCCCTCGCACCACGAGGTAGACCACACGGACGGGTCGAAGACCTGGCCGAAGGGCCGCGTGATCCGCGGCACCACGAACCGGGATGCGCGCGGATCCGCCGCCGCCCGACGAGCCCGCAAGACCTGGCTCCTGACGACATTCGGTGACGGGGAGACGTGCCCCTGCTACCGATGCCACCGCCGCCTCAGCCGAAGCATGGTGGAAGCCGACCGCCGAGTCCCCGGCGTGCTCGGAGGCACGTACCGTAGAGAGAACCTTCGCCCCGTATGCGAGGAGTGCAACAAGATCACCGGGAACGCGGTGTCGAAGATGCTCCGGGACAAGGTTCGCAAGCCCACCATCATCAGACTCCATCGGGAAGGACTCCTCTGATGCCCACCCCCACCGCTGAGCATCCGCTCCACGAGGCCGTCACGGCCGCCATCGACGCCCTCCTGGACAACTACGCCCCCGGGGATACCCCCGAGGCGGAGCGCCTGGCTCAGGTCGCGCTGGCCGCGATCCCTGAGGCCATCGTGGAGCACGCCACCCTGTACGCCCTGAACCTCGATCACGTGGACCGCGAGGAGGCCGTCTTCGCGGCCGCCGGAGGCTTCCACCTGACGATGCACCGCGGCGAGTGGATGGAGCGCGGCCGACCGGCCCGCATCTGGATCACCGTGCAGGACACGCTCAGCGCCCCGTAGACGCGACAGAAACGCCGAAGGGCCCCACCATACCGGTGGGGCCCTCTTCGTGCGTCCTGAGCGATCCTCGCGCCAGTCCGCCCTATTCCTCGCCCAGCGCCGCGCGGTATGAGTCCCGCGTGACCTCTGAAGTGGAGATGCCCAGCCGGTTCGCGGCTTCGAGCACCGTGTTCACCTGCACGTCGATGGGATCCGTCGCGGTTCGCACGACGGCCCTGTCAACCTCCTCCTGCACGCCCGAGGGAAGCGAGACATGCGCCGGAGTCGAGCCCGCGCCGAAGCGCTTCAGGAACTCGTCCACCTGCGGGATGGCCATGACCCGGGCCAGCGCCGCGGAGATGGCACCGACGACGGCCACGAAGCCGACGAGCCAGGCGTACCACGAGGGCGGAAGCACGTCCTTGATCGCTTCGAGCACCTGGGGTGCCACGAGCACGAAGACCGCGAGCGCGCTCACGATGGCGAGGAAGACGCCCACGGTGACCTGGATCGCCGTGCGGATCGCCCGCTTGTTCGGGAACCAGATGGCTCCGCTCTTGTCCGTCATAGTGACCTCCTACGGTGCGACGGGGACGGGTCGGCAGACTGCGGCCTGCTGACGACTGAAGGCTCCGAATTGCTCCTCGGAGATGCTGAGCCAGACGGTAGCGAACTGGTAGCCCTCGGGACAGGATGCGCCAGCCGGGCCAGCCGGGCCGACAGGACCCGCCGGGCCGGGCGCTCCAGGTGCCCCATCGGCTCCAGCGGGGCCAGCGGGGCCAGCGGGGCCAGCGGGCCCCTGAGCGCCCGTAGCGCCCTCGGGGCCAGTGGCACCCGGCTCACCGACGCCAGGCTCCCCGGCGGGGCCCTGAGGCCCAGGGGAGCCATTCCTGCCGTCCTGGCCAGGGATGCCGGGCGTACCCCGCTCACCCTGGGGGCCGATGGGGCCGACCTCCGGCTCGGAGGGCTCCACGACGGGATCCTCCCCCGAGTCGAGCAACTGCTCGTAGAGCGCCTGCTCGTTCGCCTGCGACTCCGCGAGTTGCGACTGGAGGGTGAGGATCTGATTCCGCTGGATGACGTTCACCGCGACGATGTACACCATGAGCGCCATCACCGCGACGATGGCGGCCGCGATGCTCACCCGCTGGAGCCACTGCGAGGCGCTGGACTTCTGTTCGATGTTCACTGGACCCCCAGGCCTCGGAGCGAGAGCGTCACGACGATGCCCACCACTGCGGTGATGACGGCGAGAGCGACACCGGCCCACATGCGAGCCTGTGAACGCTGGCGCTCCTTCGCTTCCTCTTCCAGGTCATCGACACGCTTCACGAGCGTCACGTACAGCGCCATGGGCACCATGTTCGTGACGGCATCCTTCACGCTCCTGTCGATGCGGTCGATTCCGCGGAGGAGTTCCCACCCGTTCGGCTCCTTGCCGGTGTCGCCCTCTGCCATTACAGAGCGCGGCGGTTGGCGTCGTTGGCGCGCTGGAGCGCCGCCTTCATGTTGGGCCCGAACTGGTCGTTCCCGACGTAGCCCCACTTCTGCCGGAGCCACGCGGTGAGGGAGCCGCCGTAGTTCTGGTTCAGGAAGCGCTGAAGGCCTTCCTTCGACTTCGGGCCCCACTGGTTGTCGATGCCCTGCCGGAGGTACAGGTTCGCGATCTTCTGAAGGCCCTCGACGTTGCCGATGGATGCGATGTCATCCAGCGTGACGTTGTGGTACTGCGGCTCGGCGGGCTTCTGGGTGGACGCCACCCACGCCGCATAGGCCTTCTCGTGAGCCGCCTGGGTGCCGGGGCCCCAGTCGCCATCGAGCGCGCCCGTGTAGCCGTGACCACGAAGCACGTCACGCTGGTACGCGAGGATCGCGGCCTTCGTCTTCGCCCCGAGGATGCCGTCCACCACGAGGCCCGCACCGCGCGCCGCGTTGAGGTAGTTCTGGCGGTCCGCGACGGCCTGCACGAAGACGCCCGCGCCGTCGTTGTCCGCGCCGACGAAGCGCTCGAAGTCGATGGTCGAGTTCGTGCCGAAGCCGTTGTACGAGTGCTTGTCGAAGAGGCTCGTGTGCACGTGCGCGCCGACGCCCCACTCCTTGCCGTGAGCACTCGCGCCCGTCCGGCCGATGACCTGGCCGCGGGAGACGCGGGTGCCGACGCCCACGGAGAGCCCCGCCAGGTGGATCAGCGAGACGCGCTGACCGTCGTCCAGGTCGATGGTGAGGCGGCGGCCGTCCGCGCCGATGGTGCGCGAATCCGCCTCCACCACGACGCCATTCTCCGGGGCGAAGAGGGTGGAGCCGTAGGCGCACCCGTAGTCGGTGCCCGGCTCCTGCGAGGGGACGGGCTTGCGGTTCTTGTGGTCCTGGAACGAGGACGAGATGAAACTCGTGCTCGTGGGGCGCTGGTAGCCGCCCTTCACGTCAGTCATGGGTGGGTCCTTTCCGGTCGATGACCGGCCCAGAGTATCACCGGCTGGGACGTGACCCGGGAGGCTGTGAGGCCTCCCTCCAGTCCTCCGCGAGGGGCGTCACCGAGACGATGGGCCACTCGTCGGTGACCGGGCCGAAGTTCACATGAAGATCCGCCTGCCGACGACGGAACGCGGAGACGGCCCCATCCTCGGATCCGGCCCGGATGACCTCGATGGCATTCGTGAGCCGCCGCGGGTGCTCCGCTTCGACCTTCCACAGGGTGAGCGTCTTAGACATTGAGCGGAGCCTCCCACGAGTCGCCGTCCGAGATGGTCGGCTGGATGCTGTCCCACGCCGCCCCGTCCGAGATGTTGGACTGGGTGGCGACCCACTTCGAGCCGTCGCTGACGTACACCCCAGACGGCTGGAGGAGCGACGACTCAGGAGACGGGTTCGAGTACCCGCCGTTGTCGGCTGAGCCGTTGTGAGCGTAGACACCCCAGTAGTACCGCACCCCCGGGGTGAGGCCGCTGACCACCCGCGACGTGTTGCCCTGGAACGTCTCGGAGTAGCCGGAGCCGTTGAACGGGCTGGCGTTCCGCCATCGCAGAAGGTATGCGTCGATGTTCGAGCCGCCGTTGTCAGCGGATCCACCCCAGGACACGCGCACCGAGGTCGGCGTGACCTCCGTGAAGGACGGCGCGCCGGGCGTCGAGGGGCGCTTCGGGATGCGCGGTGCCGCCTCCTCCGTCGTGGACGCGCCACCGTCGCCCGTGCTCCCGTGGTCCGTGTCGATCCAGGAGGCGCACCCGAACGCACCGAGGTACCCCCCGGCGTCGTGACCCTTGTTGAAGTACCCCCAGTAGAGGTCCTTGAACGTGTTGTTGCGCTCCGCGTAGGGCACATTGAAGCCGCCGCTCGGGGCGTGGCCGCCGAAGTTCGAGGACCAATACCACGTCGAGCCCGAGTAGGTGCCCCAGCCGTTCCCGTAGTAGCGGACCCCGCCGAGGAACTGGGTGTAGTTCCCGCCCTGATCCTGGCCGGTTCGAGCCACCGAGACATAGGCCTGCTGATTGCCAGACCCATTCATGTCACCCCATGCTTCAGGCATGGCTCAGACCAGAGCGGAGCCCGGAATCCAGACCCGCCCCTTCACGTGCGAGGGGGCGGAGGGCTGGACGTAAATCTGAAGGGCCTCACGGGCCGCCTTCGCCGTGGTGACGCCCGTGCCGCCCTGCGAGACAGGCAGGGTGCCGCTCATGTTCGCGAGGGTGAAGAGGTTCGACCACGCGCCCGCCAGCCACAGTTGAAGTTCCTTCGCCGTGGTGTCGATGCCGAGGGCCACGGTATCCGTGGGGGTCGGCCGGTCAGTCGTCGCGTAGGACAGCACCCGGAGGCCGGGGGACGGGCGGAGTTGACGGATCATGCCCGCCGTGATGGCCGCGGTGCCGTTCGCCACGGTGATGGTGCCGATGTGGAGTTCCCACGTCGTCTCGTCCTGGGTGAACGCGGGGAGAGCGCCGCCGGACGTGTTCGCGGTGCCCGCCTTGACCACGGCCGTGATGCTGTTCGCCGCCTGGTCGAGCCGGAGCACGATGGCATCCAGGCGCGTCTGGCCCGCCGTCGCCGGGGCCGCCCCGATGGTGAGGTTCTTCGCCGCATCGTTCTCGTAGAACGGGCCGCGGACGAGCGCGGTGCCCACACCGAGGACCACCTGCATGCCGGTGCCGGGCGTCAGCGCCAGCCCGGACACGACGCCCGAGAATGCCAGCGCGCGGGCCCACTTCGAGAACTGCGTTTCGCTCGTCTCGACGCCGTAGAACGGCCAGGACGTTTCAGCCATTGCTGGGCTCCTCCTCGGGTGCGGGCTCCTCCTCAGGAGCGCTCGGGGTCGATTCTGACACGACAGCCGCCGGGTCCGCGGCCACCGCTCCCAGGAACTCAGCGAGCGACCGGAGCGCGCCCACCGTGATCCTCAGGCTGGCATACGACTCCACGGTCTGCACCTGCACCTCCACGATGCCGCTCTCGATGCGCGCCACGTAGGACCGTGCGCCCGTCTGCGTGCTGAGCGTGACGGCGGAGGTTTCGGTTCGGTCGATCATCGGATGCTCCTAGGTCTTGATGATGTGGTTCATGACGATGTAGGGCTGGAGGTTGTTGTGCGCCGAGCCACTGCCAACGAGGTCGGTGACGGCCTGCCCGCCGCCAGCGGGCGCGTTGTTGTGCGGGGGGATGCCGGTGCCGGTGATGCCGGATCCTCCAGCCGTGGTGCGCGTCATCGCATGGGAGTGCGACGGCATCTCCGCGAGGCTCAGGGTGTGGGTCTTCGCTCCGGCCTTCTCGTTGAGCGCGTTGAACTCGGACTGCGACGTGTCCAGGCCCACCACGACGCGGCCCTTCGTGTTCGGCACGTTGAAGTGGGTGGAGTCGGCCGACCCGTAGGTGGTGCCGATGGCCGCGAAGAGGGTGGGGTAGTCCGACCGGAGGAGCGACTGCCCCTGGCAGAGGAGCCACCCCTCAGGGGCCGTCGAGCCCGCATACTCCATGACCGCCCCGGGAGGGTTCCGGCTGGACGCCGACGCCTCCAGGCGCTCCAGGCGGGCCACCCGCTCATCGAGCGATTCCACCTTCGAGCCCGCCGCATCCGAAGCCGTGAAGCCCGACACGTCACCGATGGCGGTGCCCACCATGACCGCGGAGGGGTCAGCGATGAAGACGGCCTCGGTGGAGCGCGCCACCGTCTCCACGCCGAGCACCACGGTCGTCAGGAGGTCCCCCACGACCCAATCGCGGCCGTACTGCATGGTCGAGTCATCCGAGGGGAGCATCTTGACGGACGTGCCGCCGCGACCGTCCTCCAGCGCCTCGTCGCCGGACTGCTGAAGTTCGAGGAGGTCGTCGGTGTCGCGCTGGTCGATGAAGCGCTCCCACACGAGGCCCCACTCCGCCTCAGCGGCCTCTGCCTCCGGCGTCGTGCGCTGGACGATGGTGCGCGCCGTGCCCTCCCCCTGCCCGCCCACGATGGCATCGGTGACGGTGGGGCCCTGCATCTGGACCTCCTCCGACGTGATGGTGCCGTTCTCCACGTCCAGGCGAATGGTGTCGCGCCGGTCGCTGGCCGCCACCACGCGGAAGCGGAGGAGGTCATCGACCTGCACGACCTCGAAGCCATAGTTCGGGTCCCCGAGGGTCAACTCCTGGAGGAGTTCGAGGAGCGGCTGGAAGCGCGGCGACTTCTTCTGGGTGATGCCCCGGGTGAGGTCCGAGCCCTCCAGCGTGAGGTACTGCCGTGCGCCTCGGATGCGGCCCGCGGGCGCATGGGTGTACGCGATGTTGTAGGCGAGGTACTGACGCATGAGCGTCTCGGTCTTGCCGGAGCGGGTGTCATTCGCCTTCGTCTGCGCGTCCGGGTCGGCGGAGCCCTGGGGATCCGGGAACGCGAGCGCGCCGAGGAGATGAATCTCGTCGGTGTGCCCCGTGAAGGTGAATGTGCCGTCCGGGTTCTGCCGGTTCCGCACCCGCTGAGGCCTCCACGTCGGGCCGCTGAGGATGGGCCCGTAGACCGTCTCGTAGTAGGGCTCCTCGGAGGCGGTGCGGGGGTGGAAGATCGAGCCCACCGGGCCCGTCAGGATGATGCCTGACCCCTTCTCCAGGAGGTACGGGACCATCGAGTGATCGCCGGGGAGGGTGAGCGTCCACTCCCCGACGTTGCACCACCGCTTGCGGGCCTGGAAGTTCATGAAGGAACCCGTGATCTGCCCCTTGCGCTGAAGGGTGCGGTCGCGGACTTCGAGCGTCAGGTCGCTGAGTTGCATCAGAACACCACGACCTTTCGCGGGTGCCACACGACGGATCCAGTCGTAGCGCCCGTGGCCCCCGGGAGGACCAACTCAGCCGACGTGGAGCCCGGCGGGATGCTGAAGAATCGCGGCGCGGGCTCCAGCCCGGCGTACCGATTCGCCCCCGTCTCGTCCGTGACGGTGCCCTGCTGGGTGTCCAACTCGATCCACCCGGCGGCCTTCACGCCCACCCATTCGAGCACCTGCCCCGCGTGGGCGATGTAGATGCTGTTGAAGGGGGCGTTGAAGCGCCAGATGGGCCACGCCTGCACGTCGCCGGAGTTCTCGAAGGTGGCCGTGCCGGATCCGCCCATGTCCGACAGGGACAGGGTGACGAGGGACTTGCCCGGGCCGATGAGCGGGATGCCGAGGCCCTGGATGCCGATGTTGCGCGCCTCGGAGTCCACTCGGGTCCAGTACGGGTCACCGGCCTGCACGGTGAGCACCGTGCGGAGGTACGTCTTGCCGTCCGTGTCGGAGGACTCGAACGAGTAGTCGAGCCCGCCCGTCCGCACGACGCTCGCACGCCACGCCTCCCCGTCCAGGAGGATCGTCATGGTGACCTCCCCCATCTCCTGCACGAAGATCCGGGCCAGGTTGCCGTAGCGGTTCAGCATGTCGGCGCGGTCGGTGCCGTAGACGCGCACCTCCACGTCGATGACGCGGGGGAGGGTGCGGCCGCCGCGGTACGAGGCACCGTCACCGGCCCCCTCGAACCACTGGAGCGCCACCCCCGGCATGCCGAAGCCGCGAGTCTTCGCACCGGCCTTCACACCGGAGGCCTCGCCCATGACGAGCGAGCCCCCTTTGCCCTGGAACGACAGGACACGAGCCATCAGGACTCCCCTCCGAACGGCGACCGGGGGGACCCCAGGGCCGCGAATAGTGCTTCCTCGGCGCTGAGCGACTGATTCTCGGCCGCAACGTACACGAGGGTGCCCCCGGTACCCCCGGCGGATTCTGTCGCGTCAGACGGGCTCTCAGCGCTTCCGTCCATGACCATGCGGCCCAGCACCGTCCCGCGGAGCGAAGCGTCATCGAACGGATCCACCGTGTGCATGCCCTCCGCGAACTGCTCCATGATCGCGGAGCCGGAGCCCAGGAGGCGCGTCCAGCCGGAGCCGGAGAACGGGCCGTGCTTCGCGGGGGAGTTCGGGAAGAACCCGGCCACGAAGTCCATGACGCCGCCGACCGCATCGCCCACCGCGCCAATCATCCCTTGGATGCCGTCGATGAGGCCCTGGATGATGGCGCGGCCGGAGTCCATGAGCCACTGGCCCGCCCCGGCGAAGACGTTCATGATCGTCTGCGGGATCCCCTGGAACCACGAAACGATGCCCTCCCAGACGGACACGATGGTGGAGCGCACGCCCTCCCACAGTCCGGCCCAGAACGAGACGTACCCGTTGAACGCGCCGATCAGGAATCCGACGAAGCCGCCGACGACGCCCTGCACCCAGCCGACGAAGCCCTCCCAGACGGCCGTGATCCACGCGCCGATGCCAGCCCACAGGCCGTTCCACCACGAGGCCAGGCCATCTCCGACGCCCTTCAGCCAGCCGACGAAGCCCTCCCACAGGCCGGTGATCCAGCCGATGAAGCCCTCCCACACCTGCGTCACCCAGGAGGCGAAGCCCTCCCACATGCCGTTCCACCACTGCACGAAGCCGTCGAGCACGCCCATGAACCACGCGCTGAAGGCGGTCCACGTCTCGGAGAGCCAGGCCCACACGGCATCCCAGTTCAGGACGAGCCAGGTGATCGCGGCGACGAGGAGCCCGATGCCCACGATGATCGCGGCGATGATGAGGGTGATGGGCGTCAGGGACGCGACCCACAGTGCGGCCGCCAGCCCGAGCACAACGGCCGTCAGCACGCCGAGCGCGACGGCGAGCGCCTGCGCTACGGTCGGGTTCTCCGCCAGCCAGGAGAAGAACCCCTCCAGGATCGGGAGGACGTAGGACGCGATCTGCGTGGCGAACGTCTCGATGGTGCGGGTGATCGACTCCCACTGCGACTTGACGTTCGTGCCCAGCGAGTCCGCGTAGGCCTCGTTCGCCCCGGCGAAGTCGCCCATGGCCCCAGAGGCGTCCCCCAGGGACGCGAGGAACGTCGGAATCTCGTTGACGCCCAGGTCCTCCAGCGGCGTGCCGAAGAGGCCGATGGCGGCGTTCGCGCGAGCCACCGGATCCTCGATGCCGAGGAGCCCGTCGATGATCTGCTGGAAGCCCTCTTTGCCCTCCTCGCCGCCTGCGAGGATCTTCGCGCTCATGTCCTCCGCCGACAGCCCGGCGGCCTCGTAGGCGGCCACGCTCGTGGTGCTCATGTCGGTGGCCCGGATGCCGAACTCCTTCACGGCGTCACCGGTCTTGTCGATGCCGTACATGCCCTTCTCGGAGGCGGTGACGAGCGCGCCCATCGCCTCCTCGCCCGAGAATCCGATGGCCTGGAAGAACGGGCCGTACTCGTCCACGGCATCCATGAGGTCTTCGCGCACCGCCGGGGGCACCTTCTGGAGCGCCGCGGTGAGGAGGTCCAGGCCCTCCTCGGCGGAGGCCACCATGTCCGTGCTGATCATCTGGCCGACGATCTGCGAGATGCGGCCCGTCTCGATCTGGAAGCCGTCGCCCATCGCCTGGACGCCCTCCACGATGCCCTGGAGTTCTTCGACGCTGGCGTCACGCATGCCCTCGATGGAGCCGATGACGCCCTCCGTCGTGGCCTGCACGGCCTCCATCGACTCACCGAAGGCGTTAGCGTAGGCGGCCGCGGCCGCGGATCCGGCGCGCTTCGACTGCTCCTCAGTGAGGCCCAGGTTGGCGGCGATCTTGTCGTTCCCGGCGTCCACGTTGACGGCGTTCACGAAGGCGGCGGAGAACGCGGCCGCGACGGCCACAGCGGCGACAGCGCCCGCGGCGGCCATCCAGCCCGGGAGTTT